GTTAATGAGAGTACCCAACCCGCCGAGCACACCGCCAATATTCCCAAGAGTGCTAGATGGATTAGTAGTAGTGTTAATACTTCCAGCAATAGGCACATTTTTAATAAAGCTAGACATCTGCCCCGCCTTAGTGAGTGGGTCATTCATCTGATTCAAATAATCCTGATAATTAGCTGCCCCAACGACATTACCGTAATTAGTTATACCTGTGCCAATAGCATTTTGTGTGTTAATAGCATTCGTAGCTTGATTAGTAGCATTTAAACCCTGCTGTCCCAAAACGCTTGCAGCATTATTAGAAAGGCCAATGCCCTGAATACCGGCAGTAGTACCAAATTGCATATTTTGCTGGGCATTATTAAACGCGTTCTGAAGCCCTGTTGCCTGAATATTACCAAGTGTCTGCTGGAGTCCCTGCTGAGCTTGTCCCTGCATAAGCGCTTCACGCGACCCACCGAGTCCTCCTACCTGTGTGGCAGCGGATCCCAACTGCGGAAGCGTATTAGCATAATTCTGGATAGCAGCGTTGGACTGCTGATTCATTACATTCTGAGTATACGGAGACATAAATGCTTTGACCGCATTAGGATCAGTCGCCATATTCATGTAGTTGCCGCCTACATTTGAAGCGGCGGCAGCGTTATTTGCTGCTATATCAGAAGCCTGAGAAGTCTGACCGGTCACGCCTAGATTCGACGCCCCCTGTGCAGCTTGTGTTACAAGCGGGCTGATCGGTTGATACGGTGTCATTCCCGTAGCACCAAAATACGACCCTAATCCATAATATGGAGTTTTTGTGGGGTCAGTAAGAGCAGATGCAGTCGATAAATTTGAAGTGACGTACGGCTGCAGTACAGTAGGTACTGATGCTGCTGTAGTTGAAACAGTTGTGTCAGCGGCTGATGCCATGTTCTTGCTCCTTAAACAGGAAGAAACTTATGTGATTTAACAGCAGGGGCTTGTTTCTTCCTGCCCGTCCGTGCCATACGGACTTTATCCATCATTTCGTATAGTTTTCGCGATCCGGCTTCCGTTGAACCGTTTCCGAGATGTGAAACCACATCTGCTGGTACAACAAATTCGCCATCAGCAAGTGCAGCACGTTGCGGTTTATTCCCGTGGATGACGGCAGGGATTGAGTCTGACATCCCATCGCCGGGGCCTCTGAGAAGTTTTCCGCCTGCTGCGTATTCATGAGTAGACCCCAAACCTTGATGAATATTCCCACCATGCGCGTAGGAATGCACATGCCCACCCTTACGACCATTAGCAAATTGACTAAAAAATGGGTCAATATTTGCCTCGCCAATTGACCCATACGCGGTGAACATGTCCCCCAATAACGTAGGGTCAAACGTATTGTACTGTGACGTACTGGAATCATTTGATGGGGATGACCCAAATGTAGATGTATCCGGGCTAGTGGCACTGGGTACATAGTCAGAATTCAACGGGGATAAACTCGGATCCCCCGACTGTGGCATCAAACTCGGGTCGGCAAGCATTTGAGCAATTGTAGGCGATCCGGGAGTGGATGTATCAGGAGTCGCAGACTGTCCGGCAGCGGCAGCGGCAACATCTTTATTCAAAATACCAGACACATCTAAATTTGAATTCAAAACCATATCCGGCGGACTCAGATTAGGTGTTCCCTTGCTATATATAGGATCAAGTTTGGTAGACGGGGATACTGCATTAAGTAATTTTTCACCGCCGTTGAGTAATGTACCCAAACCGGGGACCACCATGTTTGCCCCTATTTTTGCAGCGTCCCACGCGGCTGTACCCCAATTTACAGAGCCACTATTACCCGTATCATTTGGATTTGGCATTACCGTTAGGGTAGAAGGGTCTGTTATAGGATTAGTGTCTAACGATAAAGGATCATTAGGATTCGAAAAAGAATTTACATAGTCGCTTACCTGACTAGTACTCATAGCTCCACTAGGTAGCCCAGATGGAGTAGTATCTCCACCAATAGTAGAAAAGTTATTTGGGTTAGTATTTAAAATATTATTTACTTGCGTAGGATCAAGCCCCGCAAATATTCCAGAGTTAGTTACAGGGGTGCCGCTAACATAAGTACTACCAGCCGGTGGAGCGCCAACTAAACCTGTACTGCTACCGCCGCCACCCGCATTACCTGAATCCCCTCCAGAAGGGGGAACTACTGTAGGAGGAGGAGGAGGAGCTACACCTGAATCCCCTCCAGAAGGGGGAACTACTGTAGGAGGAGGAGGAGGAGCTACTGTAGGAGGAGTACTCCCCGTTGTTTTATTAGTAGTCCAAGGTTTTGTAGCTAACTGATTAATTTTATTTATATACGCAGTTATAGCATCAGGCGATGGCTTAGCAGCCTGCTGTGCGTTGTACTGATCCATATAAGAGGTACTTGGCGTAACAGTCTTATTAGCAGACTGGTCAGGATTTTCCTCCGTAGGCACTGCACCACCCCCATCGAAATGGAGGGTAGCTTCTTTATACGAGTCCATGCCCTGTCGAAGCCCCGCTTTCCAGTTAGGCAAAGTAACAATGCCCGATCCGTGAGCGTGAGGATGGTGGGCAAGAGGGCGAGGCATTCCGGGGATTTCCATAAAATGATCCTATTAAACCGCCGTATTAGAAATTAAAATGCCTTCTACCTGAATGCCAACCGCAGCAGTACTGGACGGTGTATTTGCTTGGAATTGCAAATCAGTTTTTTGCGGGTAAGCAAACGGAGTAACGCGGGTAACATTGAATGTGCTAGTGAAAGGAGTTTGCAAAACAATCTGCGTTACTCCGGTTGCGGAAATACTTTGTACTCTATAAGTACAATACGAACTAGATAAGTTACCTACTTGGTTAGACGTAGCTTGTACACGAGTCAAATAAAACGTATACCCGTTAGGTACGGTATAAATCGCCATCTGGCTTTTACCAATGCCCACTGCAATTTCAGCGTATTGAGTTGTAGTAAGCGTTGCAGATGGGCCGATATTGACAATGCCAACAGGAGCCGTCGCACTAGTAACAAATAAATTATTGATCCTTAAGTAGCTGTTAGTAGTGGCGACGTGAGTTGTGCCATTAAGCGTTACCGTTTCTGAAATTTGGTTATAGCTTCCATCCAATCCCTGAACCAAAATAGTATTAGTTGTATCCGAAGACGAAGAACTCCACAGATACTGAATGGCAGCAGAAACGGGATATGCGGGATACGCCGTAGCATTCTCCCAAACAGGGATAAACGTAGTACCTATAGCGGCTTGATACCCAAATATACTGACCGACGATACGCCCGACACGAGGCCCCGAGCGACCTGTGTGTACCAAGGAGCCGCAAGGCTCGACTCAGTACTGCCTGATTGAGTAGGATAAAGGTTAATACTCATGTTGCTTGCGCCCCAGACACGGTGATGTTTAGTCCCGTAGCAGAAGCTTTAACCTGAATACTATCGCTGGTATTCAAGATTTGAGTGCCGGTCCATTGCAACGTACTGTAAGCAGGTATCTGCACGTTATACAGAACCGCATTAGAGTTGTTTCCTGTGTTACCTGCCGTGGCTCCATACCCAACTAAATGGACGTAAGCCGTAATTGCTCCACCAGTTGTGTTGGAGATATCAATATCTTTGACATATCCCTGCGTATTTGGCGGAACAGTATATATAGTAGAGTAAGCCGTACCCATAGAAGCTTGGCACAACTTGGCAGCAACGATGTTTTGAAACTGTGACATTAGCCGCTACCTGTATTGATCCACTGCAATACGGACGAAGCCAACGCTGCCGTAATCAACTGCTGGCTGTTGCTATCTAACTGATTGTGGTAAATCTTTAGCTGGTTAACAAGCTGATTTTGCTGTCGCTGATCATACGTAGCGGGGGGCACCTGCATGTTTGGGCTTTTGGAGGGGACCAGAACATTAGTGCCAAGATTTATGGAATACGTTGCCATTAGCGTCTTCCATCCGGGCGCATATCAATACGCATCGTACCCATCTGCCACTGGACATTCAATGCCGATGAGTTTACGTTAAAGCTCATTTGACGCCCGCGAATACGAGTATAGATAGCCCCGGTATACTGTTCTATTGGGTAAGTATTTGGTGGGACTGGGGCAGGCACGGTATTAGATACCGTAGAGTCCGAGACGTTACCGATATCCCCGCCCGTCATGTAGGGCAAGCCAGAATTGTTACGGGGATTGAGCGTCAGATAGATCTGCGGAGTCGTTGCAGTAGATCCCGCAAACGTAAAGTCGGGCAACATTCTCCAGACGTATGCGAAATGGTCGCCATTGGCTATGTCGAAATCCGAAGTTTGAATATAGGAAGAGATCGGCAGCGGATTGGTCGGATCAATTGAACCGTCGTTTACGCCAAACTCATGAAACAGAATCTGGTTTGGGGATAAAAAAGATACTTTAGTGTAGATAGTGTGGGTAGCAGCAGTCGTACCGTTAGCTGCACGAGTAACCCCATTAAGTGCCGTGCCAGTATTGCTGGTATAGGTAAACTGTTCATTATTGATAACTACAGTACCCGTTTCTGGATAAGAGTAGGCGTTGATAATCTGGATACTGGTAATAGCCGCAGTCGTAGTGATGGCTGCACTCAAGTACGAAGTCTGAATACTGAATACCGCTAGCGGGTATGACTGCAACGATGAGTTATACCAAGCCGTACGGTTTAGCGTTCCGTAGTACCACGTATTTTCAGCGTAGTTATAGACAACGTAACTGTCGTTCACGTAACCCGTATTTGAAGATTGCGACCCGCCAAACAAGGACGGGTAAAACCACCAGATCTCGTTAAACTGTTCGTTCTGACCGCAGGTAATCTGATAAGACTGCGACTGATTGATATTCGAGAATATGTACTTACGAACTGAACAGGGCAACTGCGTTACCGTACCATTGTAGGTATAAAACTTATCTGTGCCCATCCAAAAAGTCGCTCCGTTCACCGAAATCATAGCGTAGGGAGACGCGATGGAAATATTGTCCATCATCAACTGAAAGCTGAATACGAACGGCGCACCAACGTACTGCATGGAGTAAAGGGCACGGTCAGTCCAAATCAAATTCTCCTGACGAGTACTTAAGCCGCCAACGATATAAGAACCGGATGATAACACCTGCTCGCCAGACTGGTTATAGGTAGCGGGGGTCCATTCGTAAGGGATAGCCTGATCTGACCACCGTACCAGCATGGGGCTGAATACCTGCGTAAATGTGGCAGGGTTATAAGGAGTGGCCCCCAGCGCAATGGCAAATTGATTGGTAGTGGATACGATGACTTGGTTGACCGTTGTGGGCGCAGTCTTACCAGAGTAGCTAAAGTTAACCGGATCGCCAGCGGCGAGCGTTACAGACCCCGCTCCGCCCGAAGCGTTATTTACCGTGATAGTCGTATAGCCAGTATAAGTCGGAGATGCAGATACATAAGTCCCTGCCGGGATAGACGATCCGCCACTAGCTCCTGTGCCGAGCGATATTACAGCGCCATAGTCCACGCCCTGCGAATTAGCTACCACAAAAGTACTAGACGAAGTAACCGCTGAAACTACCGTCTGAGTGGTCTTGACGTACTGCGTAGCAGCCGTATTGATCGTTACGGCGGGGGAAAATCCACTACCTGAGTATGCTGGCGTCCAGTAGTACATTGCCCCATCACTAATCGCCATGACAAGATTGTCACCAAAATTAGCTTGCGACCAGAGCCGAAGCGGCAGGTAAGTCGTGATTAGCGAGCCGCCAGAAGTGACGCCGCCCCAACCGCCCTGCCCCCAAGCAGGACCGCCCCATCCAGAACCGTTATTGGTAACGGTGGCATTACCCGCGTTGATCTGATACGTAGCTGTAACCGTGCCGCCGCCCGGACCTGCCGTAGATGTAGCAGCCGAAGACGCGATGATTGTGTAGCCAATACCGGGAGAGGTAATTGTGCCAATGACTTCGTACGAGCCGCTGATGGTCAAACCACCTACAGCCGTGGCCCCCGAAAAGGTAATCCAAGTACCTAGCGTCACTGCCGTTGAATCAACTACGGAAACTAATGGGCTACCGGAAGTCGTGTAGAAAGGATTCGTAAGCGTAGCCGTACCAGCTATAGGGGTAATGTCGTAGTACGTACTACCAAAATTTACGTAGTATTTTTGATTTGTCCCAAAAGCAATTAAGTTTTGCGATACGCTAGTTTCCCAATTCCAAAGCTGTCGCGCTACACCATAAAACGTATTAGGATAGTAGGCATTAATCCACCCGCCAATTTTCTCAGCGTGTCCTGCACGAAACCGGATTTTATTGCAGTCGTAAAAACCACCTTTACCAGAGTAGTTTGTTACTTCTCTGTTGATCCCCGGTTGAAATGAAATGGCATTAATAGGCATCGTTATTCTTACTTGATTGCCAAGCCATCTCGAAGCTGCTCAAGGGTCAAGCCGCCCGTATACTGGAAGTGGGCAAGCTCCTTGAAGGTCTCCCATTCACCGGCCCAGTCCAGCCCAGCCTCCTTGCCCAGCGCCCCGACCTTCTCCCAGATCGGATGAGACCCATCCCAGTCAGGCTTGCCATTGACCAGCGGCACCACGTCCACAGCACAATGGAAGTTGTGGAAAGACTCTCCACCCTTGGAATTGGTGACGATCTTGCCCGGGGCCGTGCGTCCCTGCGCGTACAAGGCATCCTGCGACTCATAGTCACGGTAGGTAGACGTAACCAGAATATCAATCGTATTGGCAACGCAAAGACCCATGAACCGCTCAACCTTAAGTTTTACGGGGGGCACGAGGTCATTCAGGTTGCGCGAGTTGATCACTGATCATCCTTGCCTTTGCTGTTGAACGCATTAGCGATATGAGGTGCGGTTTGCTCGACACTGCGCCCAATGATGTACCCACTAATACCGATTTTAACGATAGTCCAAAGCTCCATAGCTTCTGCTTCAGTCATGTTTGGAGCGGAGAACCCGAACCAACGAGCACCAATAAGGCCAGCAAAGAAGACCATCATCAGGGGTCGCCAATTGCGCTGTAGCCAGCTACTACCCTGCGCTTCAGCAAGAATCACCTTGCTCTGGGAGTCCAGAAGCTGTCGTTCATAGTCCATGGTCTGCTCAGCAGCAGCCATCTGTGCTTCAAGTATTTTCTGTTGAAGCTGGATCTTGGCATCGCCGGAAGGAAGGACGTGTTCTATGACATCCGATACCGGTTTAAAGATACCACTAACTATGTCTGACCAGCCCATATCACCCTCCGTGTGGGAAGAACACCAGCTTCACGAGGATACCGGACATACCCGCAATAAGCAGAAGCCCTACTTTAACAGCGAGGCCATTCATCTTATCCAGAGCTTCCTTAGTCTCAACCCCAGACTTCAGGATTCCATTGTACCGTTCGGCGCATACCGCTTCATGTGTTCCAATCTGCATTTCTACTTTCCGCAACCGGTCAAATAGCTCTGGTTCGCTAGCCATGATTAAGCAGTCGGTTCAGGTTTCGGAACCTGCTGTTCGGCCTGTGTCTTGATCTTGACAATCAGGGGCCACGCGCCGGTCTTCGACGGCAGCTCGCCAAGCGTAGTCAGGATTGCGTTTACCTCGTCAACGGCGAGGGTCAAAGTGATGTCCATTAAGCACTCCAAGGCAGGGGGGGTTGAACGATAGGGGGATTTGCCTGTTCCGCGATGTTAGCAGAAAGGTAATCAAGGACCGCCTGATCCGCGCCGTGGTTAGGAATCCAGCCCATCACCTGCGCTGAAGTCAGGTTGGGGTAGGCAGTAAAATCGCCCGGATTGGGAGCGCCAACAGGATCGGTAAACGTCTGCTGTGCTGAATAAGTCCCGTCCGTAGAAATAACCTGCGATACCACAGAGGTTACAACCTGACTCAGCCCATCCAGAGACGGGGCGACATTCAGGGTTAGGATATTAAAAGTCGTTGTGATGGTCATGAATTTCCGACTCCGTTGTCGTGATTAGGGAGCGCCGCCGCCCTTGATATTATCCGCATACGTTTTGAGCGCTGCGGCAGTAGCGGGATCCGTAGGGGCCGAAGCAGGGGTAGGGGCAGAAATGATTACGGATGAATCTTTGCTAAATTTTTTCTGTAGCCATCGCGCCACAAACAAAAAAGCGGCGGCGGCCAAAATTCCTAGGATGATTTTCATACAAACTCCTTAAGTCTTAGTCCAAGTATACGTATTGCCACTAGTCATATTCCAGATCGTACCCGTACCCACAACCCAACTCCATTGCGCGGTTCCAGTAGGGTATCCAGAAGGGTTATAGACGTACCCGGCACTGGCGGTTGTTTTGGTATAGCCATTGACTGTAAAGCTGGTGCAGTAACTTATACCCGGATCAGAACTAAACCCAGAAACACGAATTACTGCGGTCCAAGACGGGACAATTAGGTATGCAACTTCCGAAGCCGAGTAGAATGTTTTTCCGTCAACAAAAGTATTAGGGGAAACACTACCAAAAGGCCGCGTAGGGTTAGTTCCTGTTACAAGATCAAAACCAGTATAGTTACCACCAGATCCATCTGTTCCAGTACCAGATATCAATGTGCCAGTATTGGCGGAGGCGAGGCTTAAGTACCCAACAGTTCTAGCCGCAAAAGTCATTATGCGAAGCCCTTCGACAATGTGGCGTACCAGAAGCCCGTGGACGAACGATAAGTCATCACCAGCAGGTCAACCGCATTGGCAGCGGTGGACAGAACGCCAGCCGTGCCTCCCGGCCACTTGACCGAGGTTCCCCAAGTCATTGTGCGAGTACCCGTGGCGTCCTGAGTGATGAACCAGTTGATCGTCTGGCCGTCCTGCGGGTTGGAGTACGACGGTGCCGTAGTCACGTTGGCCGTAAAGGTCGTGGTGAACACATTGCTTCTGGTGCAGTCAATCGTCATCGCCGTGGCAGAGAACGTCACCGCAGAAGTCGGGGTAGACGCCGAACCCGTAACGACTAGACCCGCATTGGTCGTACCACCCGTTGCAGCAGTAACCGTGAGGGCTGCGCCAGAAGTCGGCGCGTTGATCGTGACGTTGCCGGCTGCGGCTACGACTACACGCGATGCGTTGTTCGTGTAAAGCGAAAACGGATGGTTCGACATCGTGCCGATAGCGCCGCCAGCATTCGTATACCAGAACGTCTGCGTCGTTCCATCGGCCGTGGAGAACGCATACTGGCCGGCGATATTATTGATAAGCAGCGTATTGCCACTACTCGGCGCGTTGATCGTGACGTTGCCGGCGGCTGCGATTGCCACTCTGGCGGCATTGTTGCTGTATAGGGTAAACGCATGGTTTGAGTACGTTCCGATCTGAGAACCGCTTGCGCCATTCAAATACAGTGCGGTAGTGGAAGTTCCATCAGTAACAGACCAAGCATACTGGCTTGCAAGCCCGGTAATAGCCAGCGCCGTCCCACTGCTCGGCGCGTTGATCGTGACGTTGCCGTTAGGTCCAATATCTAATGTATCTCTAAAACCACTTCCGGCCCTAAAATGCAAAGTTCCGGTTGTTGATCCTGTTGAATAATCAATGTATGAATCGCCACTTTGTATATATCTAATTGCAGATGCCGTAGTTCCAATATACAAACCTACCGCAGAACTATCTCCAACAGAATTAATTGCCCCATTCACAGTCAAAGCCGTACCGCTCGTAGACGCGTTGATCGTAACGGCGCCAGCAGAATTTATAGAAACCCGCTGAGTAACGACTCCAGACGTATTGGCAGTTCGGAAGTTTAAGGTGGAGCCGGAAGTGTAAGAAGAATCTATATAACTATTTGCTGCGGACGACGAAATAGTAGTTAGGTAGTTAACCGTGCTATCAGAAACCTGAATGGCCCCTTGAGCGTTTATTGCGTTGTACGCACCAGTTCCGGTAACAGTCAGTGCCACTGCGCTCGTTGGGGCACCAATTGAGAACGAACCGTTTGAGTTGTTATAGGTCAGCGTTGAGCCGCCGAAAGACCCCGCATTGTTGTACTGGATCTGGGTATAGCTGCCACCCGGGGGTGTGCCGGTAGAAGTGCTTACCGGGGAGCCATTGATGTACAAGCCCGTGGCATTGATCGTACCAACGCCTTTATCACCGCCAGTCGGCGCACCAACCAGCATACTCCCTAGTACCGTCAGCCCAGTTCCACTACTCGGCGCAGCAATCGTGACGTTCTGATTAAAGAACGACTGACCATCGCCGCGAATATACGCAAGCGTAGTCCCTCCGTAGTTACGGAAAATCGCGCTGTAATCGGCGGAGGTAAAGCCAGCCTGAGTTCCTAAGCCGTAGCTGCTGCCGGACACATTGGCGCCTACAGCGGAGATAGCGAACTGACCGCTTACGCCAATAGATGTCAACGCTACTCCGCTCGTCGGCGCAGCAATCGAAAACCCGCCCGTAGAGTTGTTATAGGTCAGCGTTGAGCCGCCAAAAGATCCTGCATTGTTATACTGGATCTGGGTATTGGAGCCGCCCGGAGGAGCCGTCGTCAGGTAGGAAGTAGCGCTGATTACGTTTGTGCCGTTACAAACCAACAACAATTTGGTTCCGACAGGGACAGCAATGCCCGTACCCGAGGCTGTCTTGACAGTAATTGATCCGCCCGTAGTATTGTTATAAACGAAATACAACTTACTGACTGCGGGAACAATCAGGTTATTACCGCCACCAGACGTAGTGCCTTGGCACTCGATGTACATGTTTCGAGCAGAAACAGGCGTAGCTACCGTACCTGCTGTATAGATCCCATAATTTGGCTGCGTGGCCGCATCTGCGCCGGGGGCTATCGCAAGGGTTACATCCGCGCTGGAAAACTGCTGTGTGACGTAGGAGGAGATAGCCTGCTCCATCAGTACGCCAAGATTGGTATTAGTAGTGCTACCCCATGTACCAGACTGGTCGCCTGTAGCAATTAACTGGGTGCTAAGATTTGCCGAATATGTACTAGCCATGCCTAATCCTTATGTAGTTACGGGACCCCAGCCGGGGGTCTGGGAGTCTGTAACGGGGGTCCAATTCGGGCTTTGCGCTTCGGAAACTGGAATCCAACCCGGACTTTGCGAGTCAGATACCGGAATCCAATTCGGACTTTGCGAGTCAGACACCGGGGTCCAATTCGGATTTTGGCTATCCGGGACATTGGCCCAGATAAGCACGGATTTTACAACACCTATTCCGTAGACGCTAGTGGCGGTTATGGAGGTTAAGCCCGTAGCCGAAACGGTATCCACGCCTTCCAAAATAAAGGCAGAGCCGTAATTAAGGGCCAAACCCGAAGCCAGAACCGTGTCAGCAGCTTCAATTATGGCAGCTATACCAAATACCGATACCAACCCCGTGCCAATTACAAAGTCAGAGCTTTCTGTAATTGCTGCACTGCCATAAACGGCTACCGTGGTATCTAGGCTTTCCGTTATAGAAGCCGAACCCGAGACTTTAACGGTACCGGAAGCGGCAACGGTATCTGCGCTTTCCGTTATAGAAGCCGAACCCGAGACAGAAACAGTACCGGAAGCGGCAACGGTATCTAGGCTTTCCGTTATGGAGGCTGAACCCAACGCATAGGCGGAGCCTGAAGCTGCGACAGTATCCGCATTTTCCGTAATGGAAGCCGTGCCCGAAACTTTAACCGTACCGGAGGCGGAAACGGTATCCGCGCTTTCCGTGATGGAAGCCGAACCCGAAACGGAGACAGTACCGCTAGCTGCTACGGTATCGGCGCTTTCCGTTATAGAAGCTGTGGCGCTAACACCCGGGATCGGTAACGCTTGAGCGTTAGAAACCGGAGCCGCAGAAATGGCATATAAGCCAAGCATGGGTTAGCTAACTAGCTGTGCGATAAGATTTTCGCCGGGAGTCCACTCCGTTACGCCATCCCATAAAACCGTATTTACCACGCTGCCAGCCGGAATCAGGACGACAGAGCCGTCAACCATCTGCTGCTCTATATCTACCGTGGTAATGACTAAGTAAGTATCCATTAAAAATACTCTATTACGAAGACAACACCTGCGCCACCTGCGCCGCCCGCACCGCCGACACGGGAAGAAGTGCTACTGCCTGCCCCACCGCCACCGCCGCCAGCGCCATAGCTTCCACCTGCCCCGCCAGCGCCACCGTTTGCTGCACTACCGCCGCCACCGCCGCCACCGCCGGTAGAAAATGTGTACATTCCATAAAAAGCAGTGGTAAGGCCAACTCCCGGACTTCCTGCGGCTCCCGCTGCGCCACCAGCAGAAGATGTAACAACACCGTTTATGATGGACGCCCCGCCACTTCCACCCGCAATGCCTGTACCGGAAGTGTTTAGCCCACCACCAGAACCACCGCTTGCAATATAGTTACCTGCACCGCCAAATGCTACGCCAGCGTTTCCACCTCCTGCACCGCTAGCACCAAAAGAATAAGTATTCGATGCAGATCCCGCAGCACCAAAACCTCCAGCAAGACCTATTCCTGAAGCTCCCGTACCGCCCGCAGCATTGGTGCCAAAGCCACCTTGCGAGTTAACTTGAACGGCTCCGCCGCCGCCGCCAGAGGCAGAATTAAGCGCACCGGGGGCCGCGCCTCCACCACCACCCGCGTATAGATATGTACCGAAGCTCGTAATGCCGCCCTGTCCACCTTGACCCGCGATAGACCCACCAGTCGGGGTCACACCACTAGCGCCCGCAGCGCCCGCAGCGCCAACGGTCACCGTTACAGTGGACGTAAGGGCTGATGCAGCAAAAATTTGATACACATAACCCGCACCGCCGCCGCCGCCGCCACCCGAGCCACCCGTAGCACCCGGAGCATACGTGCCTCCAAACCCGCCGCCGCCGCCGCCGCCCACTGCGAGTACATGAACAGCTACAACCCCAGCACTTTTGGTGTACGTGCCGCCGCTCGTAAATGAAGTAATTTTTGTCTGCCCTGCTAATGGGCCTGAATAGCTGGGCATCATCGCAGCAGCTACAGTGACAAATACGTCTTTGGTTTCAGAACCAAATGTAACAAGAGTGGAGGCGCCAGAGGAACCGCTGATTGGAGTAGTACGAGCTAAAGTATTACCGCTAGTGGTGTAGGTACCAATACCTACTTCCCAAGTGCTTAGAGTCTGTGAGGCTATGCAGTAATAACAGGTATTACTATTACCTATACCTGAACTGAAAGTTTGATAGCTATCCGGGGCTACGCCAGAAAGCGTGACTGTACCCGTACCCGCAGTGGTCGTGGATTCCCTAACGCGATCTGCAAATACGAGAGCCATAGACTACTTCCTGTAGCACGGAGTGCCACCAGATACTCCACCAATGCGGCCAGCGTTTAAACATACACTACCGCTAGTTAACCCAATGATCCCTCTGCTTGAGATAGAAATTGGCATTAGCTAAACACGCCCAACAGCCGACGTAAAGCCGCTATCAGGCGACCAAAAAATTTGTTGGCGGGTTCGGTACCGGGGCAACAAAAGTCTTGGAACCGATTGCGCTAAAAGCACTTGTCCCAGCCGCGTCAGTCACATCTACAGCAAAGTAAATTGTGCCGTAGCCCAAGTTGGTTACATCCACCGTCACGCTGGCCGTCGGCGTCGTGAACGGACCCGGAATAGTCTGGATCTTATTAAGCTGCGCTTTGCTCGTACCCGCGTAAACATCAACGCCGGTCAAGGCCGAAAGGGCAAGCGGGCTACCATCCGTGTTTGAAGTCGGAAACGTCCAAGTCAAAGTTGCCGTGTTAGCCATGATAATTCCTTTAGGCACCGTTAGCGGTAATAGCAAACGAGCTAATGGCGATAGATTCGCCAGAAGTCCATACCACGCCACCTGCGAAGTTAAGGTCCGCACCCGAAGTACCCACCGTACCCTGTGCGATAGCGTTCGTGCCCGTCGTAGTAGAACTTGGGAACAATCGCCAGTACCCAGCCGTACCCGACGTAACCGTATTGGTCGTCGTAATCGCGTTGAACGTCAAAACGCCCGAGGTAACCGTACCCAGCGTCGAGGAACACGGCATAGAAACCAGCAGCGTACCGCTGAACGCCGTAGCGCAGTTGGACGGCTGAGTACCCGTGAAGATCGCCAGATAACCCGTCGAACCGGCCTGAGTCACGATGTCCGTGACGTTATTGGTACGGTGAGTAGTCGAGTATTGAATTGCCATAAATTACCTATTGAATTTGGATAATAGCGGTGCTTGCAGCCGCTGTTGGGAAGTTAACAACAAACGGCGAAGCCGTAATGATGCCGCCAAAAGACAAAACTGCTACCGCCCTACCACCTTGAGTAGCATTATAAATCAACGCCCCGGAAGACGCGATTGAAGTAGCCCACGTAGTGGCACTAAAGTTAAGCCACGCAGTCGTGACCGGGGAGGGACCGGATGAGGGGGGATTGGAAATAACCAAGGTATTCCCCCCTGCTGTATAACCGGACGCAACTACTTCATCTGAATTAGCGGTTACCTGAGAATAATTAGTCGTGGCGTAGTTATACGTACCGTTAACCGTGCCTTGAAGCAGGGCAATCTTGAACGTATCCGCCGACCTATATCCCGGCCCAAAAGCATGGTACCCATCAAGGAGTTCAACCTTGAAGCTCGATACCATTGTCTGAGAAATACTTCCAGCCATATTGATTCCTTACGGGGGGCTGACCCTGACCTGACCACTGCGGTATGCGTCGCGGCGACCCTTGCCTTCAGCCAGACCCTTGAGCAGTTCCAGACCTTCCTGATACTTCTGCTCGTAGTAATTGACCATATCCTGCTCACCCTTCATGTACAGGTAAGCCTCACGCAGAGTCCCATACAGCAGGCAGTTAGCCGCATAGTTACCCAGCCATGACGATCCAGCCGTCACAATACTGGTTGGGTAAACATAATAGTGAAGCTCTACCGTATAGTTTTGGTCAGGAGTCGGGCCAAGGATAAAACTAGTCGTGTCAAACAGCCCATAGTGCGTAGGCGGGCCATAATACGAAGCAGGACTAGGATAGGGAAACGCCTGACGCATGTACTCTACATCCTTGTTTAGAAGGAATGTCTGGTACGTATTGCCAGAGCCATCAGTCTGGTAAAGAGCTAGGGAGAACGTCGCCGTCCAGTCAGACGGTACCGCCAGATAAGGGTTGCCTACAGTCAGTGTACCCGTCACGTTTTTCTTGAGCGACGGGATCTGAACAGAATTATATATCCGCTCTTCTGCCACCTGCACAAACGTAGGGATGTAAGTTACAAAGGTAGACTCCGTATTCTCACAATAGTCCTGCACCATCTGCCAAAGGTTGGAGACGGAGTTGGTTCCCGCTACGTAGGTAATAGCCACGTATTAATCCTTACCAGTATCAACCGGGACACGTGGATTGGTCTTTACCGGATCCCGATCCATATCGTCGTCATGAAATTTACGTCCGCGCTCCGCAGCACCATAACCACGCATTTCGATGTATGGCTTTTTCTTGCCATAAGGCTTTGGGTACCGCCCATAGGTCTTGGTCCCAGTCAGGTCAATATCATCTTCCGGATAGCCCTGACCCTTGGTGAACCGAGGGTTCTTCATCGGCTGTTTATACTTCCCAATAGGATCTTTCTCATCCCACCCAAAGTACTTAAAGTCCTGCCAATCGTTACTCATTACTTGCCCCTTCCACCGCCGTGGCTGCGCTGGTTCATAGCACGGGCCAGATTGCGGCCATGCTGCTTCATCGCCAGCGACGTAACGCCCTCACCCTTTTTGCCAGCACTGCCAGCGGGGTACGGGGATTTCCCATGTTCTTTCTTGCTAGCCATCTAAATCTCCTAAGTTACGGTAACCGTACCGATAACACCTTTGGCACGTAAATCATTAGGTGTATTCGGCAGGAACGACGTATTCATTCCGACTGGATTCCACCCATACTGTATAATCCGACTACCGCCGTCCCCGCCTACCGAACCTGTACCAACATAATAGCTCAGATCAGGGCGCGGCTCTCGTACAGCCTGCGGGTCATTAACCGGATAAAGCCCCAACTGCAACTGCGGCTGATCCGGCTCCCAGCATTCAGGACAAACTTTTATGCTTACATTCTTGGTTTTGATAACCAAGTTTTTAAGTTGGGTTAGTTTGTACCTGAACCCGCAGCGATCACATTCTGCAATCGCATTTTTGCCAGATGCAAACCTGCTAGGCACGAATCACCTATAGCCTATGAAAGTCTCTCGTGGCACAAATCGGATAGCAGCTTTTTCACGATCTTCATCTGCCGCTCGCTGCCAATCTTCTTCGTATGCAGCTTTAAGCACTGGCATCCGAACATCCGCGCCGGGAATTTTCATAGATAAATAATAGGCCAAACCAGATATCAACGCAGGCCACATACGAAACGGTACGTCCTGCGCGTTAATTCCCGTGCCAGCATCCTGCATACGCCGCAAACGCGTATAAACAAATGTGTACGTCGTGCTGTTATCCGGGGGGGGCCATACCGTAATAGTCGGGGCCGAAACTGCGCTTGTCTGGGAATTAGTCTGACCACTTAGTCGGTTGATCCAAACCTGAATAGGGCGACCTGTCGCGTTCTTATTAGGAATAGACAGATACGTAGAACTGGAAATACGGGTGATATTGATATCTTGCTGAGTAGTACCAGAGCCGGTACGGACTACATGATCAAGTAGATCAACAGTATCCAAAGGAAGTGTGTACGTAGCCGTAGCGTTGCTAAGCGTGATAGTCCCCGTATCCAACGTCCAGAGATTGATACCCCGGTTTGCCCATTCCATGAGCAATAGATTAAGACTACGTATAGCCGTGCGTAGATCGTAACCAGACCTAACTTCAGCCCCACAACGCTCAAACGCTTCTTCCACAATCTCATTAAGATCAGGAAGAAATGATGTAGTGCCCGTTGTTTGGCCTAGTGCGGATGTCATTTACTTTCTCTTGGCGGTCTTAGCGCTTTTACGAAAAGCCTCAGCCGTGGGTGCGCCTTTTGCCCCGGGCTTACGCATTTTTTCCCCGGATCCAGCAGCAATACGAACCTGCTTCCGGTGGATATTTTCATAAAGTCCGGGTTTTTTAGCCATTAGCAATTCCATGCCCGCAAGGACTTGTTGATCCGACTGTTTGGATCGCTAGCCGTTTTCTTACTTGTCAGCTTACGCTTCATACCAGACATTCTCGCGCAAAAAGAATCCCTACGCGAACCACCTTCTGGCTGTGGGCGCTTCAGGTTCATACCCTGCGCTTTAGCCGAAGCTCTACCTTTGGCATTTAGCCCGCCAGCGGGGTTTTTGCCTTCTTTACGCTGCCAAGCCGGGGATCCTCCCGACTTAAACATCTTCACGGGCACATGAGCATCTTTCCGCTGGATTTTATGCGGAACTTTACTAGGGCTAACAGCACCCATGCCCCGTGAAGGCATCATGGCTTACTTTCCGTGAAAGTGCTTACGGATATGCTCATGATGAGGCATATGCGAATCCACATGACCACCATGCTTGTGGTGATGCACAAACGGCGTCTCATGCTCGTGATGATGCTTTGGAGAATGCCCATCCTCATGAGATACACGGTGCTTACCATGCGACTTGTGACTGCCATGTTCCGAATGATGCTTAGCCATTTCAAATCTCCTGATTAACGATTAATGCCGCGAGTACGGCCCTTGATTTCACAACCGCTGCCACGGATAGACCCGCCACCCGCGTATTTTTTAACTTTGCCGCCATGTGCTTTCTTGTGCATAGGCTTATGCTCAGCATTAGGCATAGTAGCGCTTACCTGCTTGGAAGACTTATGTGGTACAGCTTTGTCCTCCTTTTTAGCACTAAGACTCCCACGCTTCATGTTTTTCGCATGCTTTTTAGGAGCTACTTTACCGCCCTTCTTCATAGCAGCCATAGCCGTAGGCATATACCCTATAGGCGCCCCAGAAGGAGCCGGATTCTGTGTCGGAGGAGCGCCTTGAGGTGCAGTAATAGATCCTTGAGAAGATTCAGGCATCATACGACCCAAGGGCTGATTAGGGTCCGGTGCAAACATCGGTACTCCGGGCGGTACGTTTTGCGTAGATCCCGGAAGCTGATTTTGAGATGGAGACAGCGTCTGAAGCCGGGAATTACCCGGCATAAAGTTAGTTGGATTCTGCATCGGAAGCCGACCGCCCCGTTGAGGCATCCCTTGCTGATTCCTAAAAGGCATATTACCTAGCCTCTTCATCAAATTCTGGCCGTCCATTTAACGTACCTTGCCCTTGGTATGCCCCTTCTTAGCAGCGCCATCACGCCCCTTGCTCGGTCCAATCATATGCTCCGGACCCGGAGTAGTCGGCTCGCCCGGACCCACATGCCCGCCAGTGTAATAGTGGTGATGAGAGTGGTGATGAATACCACCATGACCATGATGCACATGACCACCATGCTTCATACCGGGAGGAGCGCCACCCATCGGAGGAGCGCCACCCATCGGAGGAGCGCCACCCATCGGAGGAGCGCCACCCATCGGAGGAGCACCAGCACCGCCCATTAGCGCAGCGAGAGCAGCGGGGTTAACAGGAGCGCGACGAGGAGCCATGCGACCAGCAGCTTTACGAGGAGCGCCCAGACCGCCACGAGCCATGTGCTTGCTGTGGTGCTTAACATGCCCGCCCTTCTTCATGCCGTAGCCTTTCAGGTGCGTATCACCTTCAAGTCCTGCCTTTTTGCTATGCGGGGGCTTACGACCGCCTTTTTCGTCATCTTTCATGCCAAAACCGGTCTCTGCAGTCTCGATTTTTCCGCCGCGCTTGTATCCCATCTCTTTATGCTCTTTACGCTCATGCTCCATCACTTTTTTAGGAGCGTGACCACGCTTCAACGCCTTCATTTCGGCGTCAGCCATTGCCTTAGATTCTTTCATTTCGCCACCTTTGTTGAATTTCTTGCCTTTATCGGCTTCAGAGAAGTCTTTACCAACAGATTGAGGGATCCCAACCTTCCGTGCAAAAGTTGGGTTATGGGCAACCGCTGCCATAAGACGGTGCTGTTTGGAACTACTACTTGGCACCGTGCATCTTCCCCAACGTCTGCGCCAAACGCGCCCTCTGACCCAGTTTCCCCGGTTTCGATGCGGCCTTGGCTAACGTCTTGGCCGGGATTTTTTCGCCTTTGGGCACTTTTAGCTGCTCATGCAATGCTCCGGGCTTTTTAATAGCCCCGGCAATCCAGTTTTTCTTTTTACTAGCCATTATTAACCCGCCTTAATTACGAATGCCTGAAGCTGCCAAGACGCGCTAGGCGTCGCAGTAGTAGTGCAATTTACCGTCACCGTAGTGGAAGTGGTAGTAGCTACAATCCCAAGTATCGCCTGTCCAGACAATGAGCTATACAACGTAGGCTGTGCAGAAGACAATACCGTAGCCGTGGGAGAAGAAATAGTACCCAGAGCGTTATTCAAATCTATAAAGCCCGCCACGACGCAAACGTAATCCCCTACCGCCGTAGTTACCGTTACAGAACCAGAAACCGTTCCCGAAGTAGTCTTGGTACCTTGCGCGGTAACAGCGGTACCGAACGGAGTTGTTTGGCTGACCCCTGTAAAATACGCACCCGTTACTGATACTTCATCTGGCGCGGTGCTTGCGTAGTTATAGTGAAGATTAGCTGTTGTTGCTGGGGTAGGAGGAGAAAGTACGTACCAAGAAGCTAATTTAAGACGGGTATTGTCGCTAATAATATAGCTACCATTCTGAGTATAGACTGATGTACCTCCGCCAATCTGCTGAATAAAACCAGAACCAGTAGTGGCGGTCAGATTAGCCGCAGCGGCTCCAAATAACCCACCAGAAACAAGAGCCAGATGAGTGCCCGTAGGTGGGGTATATGTAGCCGATACAGCGCCAGCCGCAAAACCAAAATCGCCTGTAACCCCATAAGCAAAGCTTACAGTGGGTGTACCGGCAGCAGCCGCTGCACGGTAGCTTGGTAGGCTATTACCAAACCCGAATGGCATTTTAGTAAATCGCTACCAAGTTAGTTGCGGTAGTGGAAGTTGCCCATACCCGCACGACCTGAATCGGAAGGATAGACCCTGCCGTCAACCCCTGAAATACAACCTGATCCCCCGTAGGAGTCGTGACCTGAATATTGCCTGCGCCGCCCACATATATAACAGACGTATATGCCAAGTTAGCCGTGTCGCTAGGCGTCACAGCTTTAGCACCAGCCGGATACATCGGGAAGGTCGGGCTAGGATTAGTCTTACCTAAAATCTGCGCCATTATCTCACCCTCAATTAAGCAGGGCTGGGGTTACCAGCCCTGCCAGTATCCAGCTATTAGTACGTAGCAACCGGCGGGTTGGCAATCGGGCTAGTCGGCGTCTGCGGGTACCACGAACCGTCCGGGTTACGAACGGCATAACTAACCATAAACCCAATCGATCCGCCAGAAATCGCGGGAGTAGTACCGCCAGTAAACGTAAATACAAGCTGAAGCAGGGTATCTGTCGGACCCGTATTAGTAATCGCGCTGACGTTGCTCGACGCAACAATCGGGTTAGTCGAAGCAATCGCAGTGGTCGTACTTCCAAGAGCGTAGTTACCCGCCGTAGGAAGAACCGTCGTATTGGCCGAAGAACCAATATTGGCAATATTCTGAGCCGACGCATACGTCGATCCCGGAGCACCAATCAAGTTAACCGCAATCTGGAACCCCGTGGGGGATCCACTAAAAGACAGTGCTGTGTAAATGTTCAAATCGATATTGTCGATATATGCGCCTGCCGGGAGCACAATCGGATAATTGACACCAGACGCGGAGTAGGTCGGGATAAAGGTATACGGGAAAGACGCAGCGGGAATCGCCGTCAGAACCGAGGCAGGGATACTAATAAACTGAAGCGCATCACCGGCTCCGGTATTACGGTAACTGCCGCCAGTACCCGGCTGAAGAAAAGTCGCGCTGGGGGTAGCCGAAGTGGCAACAACTGGGTTGTTGTTCTTCTGCGTACCAGAAAGGATAGGACCAAGGAAAGTCTGCAAACCCATGATAAATCTCCTAATGCACTAGTCGCTATACAGTTTGTGCAACATCCGCTAGGTCGGTCTGTATAGCTCAAAATCCCTAGAGAAAGGGGCTAGGTATTACCCCAGCCCCTCATCGCCGTTAGGCGCAGCCGAACACGCCCAGCGGGTCACTCCAGCCGAAGCTATAACGCTCGCGGCTCTTGTAACGCACGTTGCCCGTGTCGAAGTCTCCATCCATGGAGTTCTGAAGCGGGGTACGCACGAAATGCTTCAGGCCATTCGGCACGTCCGTGAGCAGGTACCAACCGTGGGTATCCGTCAAGAAGTGGTTGACCTTGAAGCCTTCCGGAATCGCGCCCATGCTCTTCAGAGCATTGATGTCGTTGTCCGAGGTACCGACGCGAAGCTCGGTGTCAAGCAGGCGCTTGGCAACGAACATGTTGTTCGGGGGGACAACCAGCTTGCGGGGCTTGGCCGCGATCAGCAGGCCACGCTCATCAGTCCAAGCAGCGATCTGAATAACGGCGGCTTCAAGCGAAGTCTCGTTAAGATCCGGAGCCGTGGAGAACGTGTTGCTGTTCGTGCCGCCATTAACCAGCGGGTGGGCCGTGCTAAACAGGGGGACGCCATCGCCGCCCGTGTACTGAGTGTTGAACCCGTTGTTGACGATAGAAGCAGCTTTAACCTGCTTGGTATACGCCATGGCGCGGGCCAGACCCTTCGTGTACCGCTTCGACAGACTGTCGTACAGGTTGTCCTCAATCGCCTCTTCGGTGAGCGAGAAGCCCAGAGCAACCGTCTCGTGGTTGTAACGAGCGGTCCAAGCTTCCTGCGCGTTGTCGTACGCAATCGCCTGACCTTCATTCTTGACCGGAGCCGCGTTAAAGCCCGACAGCTTGGTCTCTTCCTCAAACGAACGTTCCGAGGTTTCAGTCTCGTACAGTTCCTTGTGTTCCTCACCATAGGAAGCGTACTCAAGACCGAACAGAGCGTTCAGGCCGGGGAGCAGTTCCTTGAGAAGTTGTGCGCGTGAAATAGCCATTTATATGCTCCCTTTATTAGACGCCAGCAGCGTTCATATAGCTGTGGTAACCACCAGACCAGCTAACGATCACTTCCGGGTAACCCACAAACGTCATGTTGACGGTGCTACCCGCCGTGATCGCGTTGGCAATCGTGACGGTCGTACCGTTGACGTTAGTGACATAGTTGTAGTCGCCGGGGTAACCGCCCGTGGTGTAGCCCGTACCAGCCGTGCTCGCCACGATAATCTGCATACCAGCCTGAAGGCCAGTAACCGCAGCACCCAGCGTAACCGTCGTGCTGGACGAAGTACCCGAACCCGACAGCGTGACCGCCGTATCCGGAACAAGCTGCACGATACGCATCGAACCCGCCGTATTACGAACGATACCCGAACCGTTGGTCGGGGCAGCAATCGTGGACACGCCCGCAGTCGAGTCGCCCGTAGCAGTGCTACCAACGCCGATATTCACCGGATTGACGCCCGTACCGACATATGCCTGCGAGGCATAGCCAAGCGCCGAGGGAGTGCTGGACGCACTACCCGAAGCCTGCGCGTACACCGCCGTACGGAAGCAAGCCTGCGGATCATCGACCACATAACCAACCGCGTCCTGCGCGACGGTGTTAGCAGCCCAATACTGGTAACGACTCTTGCCGTAGATCGGACCACCCGAAGTCGAGTATTCCGCGCCCACGAACACACCCAGCGTACCGGCGACAGCCGAGTTAGTGCTGTAAACGATACCGCTCTTGATCAGGGTACCAGCCGCAAGGCCAACCGGATCGCCATTATAGATGTTCGTGTTGTACGCTTCAGTAATCGGAATCATACGGGTAGAACCCGAATAGACCCGACCGCCGATCAGGTTAACGGGCTTCAGCCCGTAACCAGCCGAAACAGTAGGATAAGCCATTAAAGTCTCCTAAAAATTAAGATTTATTACCACGGCCAAACGCTGCACCTTTAGTGGTGGTCGAACGCTTCTCGTTAAAAAGAGGCATTCGTTCGTCCTGCGACCGCATAAAATTGTTGTCCACAGCCTCCATCTGGGCCTGATTCTGCTTCGCAAAGTAATCTGTGCGCTGCCTAACCATGTCTTCGGGAGTCTTGCAAAGGAGAAGCCCTCCAATCTCAATATTCCCTTTGAA